CGCGAAGATCGACCCTGTGTCGATCATGATGCGCGACGCTGCTGCTCACGACTTCTCAATCAATCCTCCTGACATTTCCCGTTCGGATGTTACATGGACGCTCGATCCCAACGGAGGGATGCTCGCAGGGTTCGATCAGATCCCCGGCGTAGCAGAGAAGACGGCCACCAAGATCGTCAATTGGAGGAATGAAGAAGTTGCCAACGGTACGTTCGAGGGCACCTGGCAGTCGATGCAGGTACTCTCCGGTATCGGGCCGAAGACAATCACTAAGATCGTAGACTTTGTCAACGCTGACGATCCGTTCGGGATCTTCGCGCTGCAGAAGATGCTTGACGAAGTCGCCGCAGATTTGCCCAGGCTCGGGCTGCCTAGTCCGACGCACAGGGCGATAGATGTTCCGTACGATAGCGACAATGAGAACGAAGACATCCCTGTCACCTGGCTTGGAGTCATAGTGAACAGGAACCTTCGTGACATCTTTGAAGCGAACCGTGCGAGAACGGGTGAGGCTCTTGATGAAACAGAGGTCAAAGATCCTCACCTCAATGAGTGGATGATCCTCGCGGGTTACGACGGCTCAGATCTGCTGTCGTTGCGAGTCACTCGTTGGCGTTACCCCAAGCTCAAGAGAGTCCTCTGGAGGATTGCTCAGAACGAGGATGTCGTTCTTGTGCAAGGGGTCAAGAAGGGTTGGCGTACGGCTCGTGAGATCCAGGTGTCCAAAGTCTGGGTGCTACAGCCATGAGGCCGACCTACCTTCTCGGACTGGAGGCATGTGAAAGTAGCGCTCATCATAATGCTGTCCTTCGCTCTGTGCGGGACGGCTCAGGCAAAGCCCCGGCATTTGTCGCCGGAACAGAGTTGGGTTCATTCCGGGTTCGCCCGTTGCGTTCGGATGCGAGAATCAACCGACGGAAAGTTGTCCCAGAACCTGTACCAGATCCAAGGACCAAACGCAACTCCATCGGATGGGGACTACGAATGGCTGTGGGGTGTGTCTCGTGCCCGACAGGACTGGATCGCGTACAAGATGTTCCTACGACGAGGCGACAACCCGTGGAGGCCGTATGATGGCTGCTACTGGGGAATGTCCTACTAGACCACAACAAGGGAGCTAAATGGCAACTGCATTGAACAAGACCGAGGTATGCCGCGAGCTGGCAGCTTCCACAGGGCTTGGCGCTCAGGCGATCAAGCATGTTCTGGACGACCTGGCCGAGCTTGCTGGCGATGAACTGGAGGCCGGCAATGACTTCATCGTGCCGGGAATCTGCAAGGTCGGGTATGCCTACACGGCACCCAAGAAGAAGGGCGAGCGTTGGCTCAAGGGTTCGGTGAAGGTCAACAACTTCACCGGCGAGGAGTCCATCGCTCCGACGGACAGCCCGGTGGTGAAGGCGAAGATCCGCATGAAGCTGAGCCCGCTTGGAGTAGCTCGCAGGCTCAAGCCGGGAACGAAGCCCGAGGTTCAGGCAGCGTTCCTCAAGACCACGGCAGGCAAGGCCGTCGCCAGGAGGGCGAAGTAACCATGACGTTCATCCCTCGCAAGCCGGAGGGGTACACGACTTCGCGGGCGCAGGGTGACCATTCGGTCACCCCGCGTCTGCGGGACGTGGCCTTCAACCGGCACAGCTACAACGACGGTCGCCATATCAGTCCGCTCGATAACGGCACCGTTCAGATCGGCGATGACGGCATCAACGTTCTGCTCGTACAGGGGCTCAACCCCGAGTTCAAGCAGGTGGTCTCGATGGCTACCCGCGCAACCATCGGTCTCGACTTGCGCGAGCCTGCCTCGATGGAGGACACGCGGGACTGGGAGGAGATGCTTCAAGGTGGACTACAGACCGCTTTGGAGAGCCAGGTTGTGGTATTTGCTGTCTCTGGTGCCTCAAGAACTGCAACTCACCAGATCGTCAGAACGCGCAAGGCAGCGTTCCATCAAAGCTCGCAAAGAGCATCTTGGCTTGGTGCACAGCCGGAGATGCGCATACCTGAGTCGGTATGGAACTCGACAGATGAAGTAAGAGAGAAGTGGATCAAGGCTCTGTACGCGGCACACGAGGCATACCGGGCTGCCTGCGACGCTGACGTGAGCTACCAGGACGCACGCTTCATCCTCCCGGAAGGGACGACGAACTACATCATGATGGAGTATCCGCTCCGCGAGTTCATGAATGTGTTCGCCTATCGCGGCTGCTACATGTTCCAGTGGGAGATCAACTCGATCATGCACGCCTGCCGCGACATCCTCGTCAGCAAGTACGATTTTCTCGAGCCGTACATCAAGATCAGCTGCGAGAAGACCAAGGGCGCGCTTGATGCAAATGAGAGACGTGCCGCTGGCGATACCTATATGGATTACACCAGCGACGGCAATATGGCTCACCATTGCACCTTCCAGGGGTGGGAGTCGGTCGAGGGTCAATGTCCGTTGGCGTGGGCTCGTGAGAGCAATCGTTCCTTCCGGTCGCAGCACCACGCGATTGGGAGGGGAGGTGCGTAAGAGTCACAAGCATCGCGATCATTTACTAACCAGCGGAGACCACGCACATACGTTCTCCAAGTTGAAGCCTTGGGTGCCTCCCTTTCTAGCGAGGGATCCAACGCTTCACTATCCGACCGTCGTATCAGAGATAATGAGCAGCGATGAGGCAGGCAGGATCGCTCGGTTTGACATCCAATCACTCGCAGACAACGAGTGCTCACACGGGTTTCTGCCGGGCGATCCCTCCCTCTCCTGTTCGTGCTGGGGGATACCGGGAGTCTACCTGTCCAGGGATCTAGCGGCCCGAATCGAGCCGAATCGGATTTGTAAAACACCCCCTACAATCGAAGATAGCGTAAATCCAGAGGAGGAGCTGTGTCCGAGCTAGGAGAGCTGTCTACAAATCCGGAGGGCCGCGCTCTGTGGATCGCTGCTTGGCTCGATCCGGCGCTGGAGATACCTTCCGGGCTCAGCGTGGAGAAGGTGGTGGAGGCAGAGATGCGTAGAATCGAGCGAGCAATCAGCATCATCCTCTACGCATCAACTATCCCCCGTCGTCTCGGCGGTGATGCGACAAGAGAGGAGCTAGCCGAAGACAAGCGCAGGTTCCGGCGAGTCGCTCACGCCCTGCTCCAAAGCTACCGTGGCTGGAGCAAGGACGAGTTGAAGCCGCTCGATACCGAATCTGTACGTCAAACAGGTGCCCAGCTGCTTTGGGAATCCTTCGCAGCTGAACACCTGGTTGAGATGCAAACTAGAGCTCGCTTGGCCGTGACATGGGCTGTGTCGTCGGGCGAGACGAGGTGGGCCAAGAAGGCGGCAACCAACTTCACGAACGAGCAACGATGGTTTACTTACGCAATGCGCTAGTCGCTGAACCAGATCATTCCTGACAGCGAAGAAGTCGTACTTGTGGGGCGCACTCCGTTGTCTGCGATGTTCTTGATGACCGTCTCGCAGTCGATCTGCTTGACGCCCTTGAAGGCTTTTGCTTGCTTGGTGTAGAGCTTGATCGTCAGAAGATCTGACGCATGCTTGGCGCCGGTCTCGAGCCTGGCACGTCTCTGTGCTGACTGAATAGCCAAGTGCAAGAAGCCGGACAGAACCCTGTCGCCTGCATTGATCTGGCGTCGCAACTCATTGCCTCTGTGGCACGAAGCGATCTGAGATGCGACAAGGTGCGATCTGTCGATGGTCTCCTGACGGTGCAGGAAGACATAGATGAACAGCCCGGTGCCGACGACGAATCCCATGTAGAAGACTCGCCCGCCATAGCGCCCGACCCACTTGTGCAGCTTTTCATTCATCGTCTCTCCCCCTCTTGCCGAGCCCACCGCGAGCGAAAAGGAACCCGGCATAGATTGCCATGATTGGAGTCGATACTTGCATCGGCTCGTATTGTCCTGTAAAGATCCCGTCCATCATGGTCATGAACCACACAAGCATGACCACAAGGCCGCTGACGACTATGAGGTCTTGTGTGTCCACCATGATCCAATCAGGTCGATGAGGAAGTGGAGGCCGAACCCAAGGGCAGCTAGAACGGCCATGAGGATCGCCCACACGATAGTGTCGAAGCAATCCATTACTGCTCCAGAACAGAGGCGGTGATACCACCGAGGCCCGGAGTGGTGCCTCCCTGCGAGTTGCTGTACGCCCAGGAGACATCGAGCCAGTAGGCGGTGCCCACCGTGAGCCCGGTGATCAGCGCAGTCATACACCAGCTGGTTCCTGCCGCCGTGCTGTTGTATGTCTGAGTGCCGCCGATGCCCGTTCCAGGCGATCCGGTAGCAGTGTTGACAGGAGCCGTTCCCGTGCCGTATCTCAACCTGGCATTGACCGTATCGTTCGTCCAGTTACCTGCGAGATACCCCGAGAGGACAACCAAGACGCTGCCGCTCACCGCTGGGGTGAACGCGATAGTCGATCCGAGACCGAGCATCTGAGCTGCCTGCGACCCTCCTGGCGGCGAGATGACTGCTGGATCTGAAGGAGCGAAGTTAGAGGCAACAGGAGTCTTCCAAGAGGGAAGACCGCCGACGACGCGAAGGGCTGCTGCTGTCGCACCAATCCCGAGACGAGCGAGCGTGTTCGCTGCCGAGGCATAGAGAACGTCGCCCGTTGTCGTAAGCTTGTTCGTCGGAGAGTTCTGCACCTGAGCATCGGTGTAGTCGTTGGTAACTGCTACGACGGTGCCCGTCCGTCCGAACACGGTGTTGACGCCGACAGCTGCGGTAACGAACGCCGTAGTGGCCAGTTGTGTCGTGTTCGTTCCTGGCGCTGCAGTTGGGGCTGCTGGCGTGCCCGTAAAGGTGGGGCTGGCAAAGATGCTCGTCCCTGCGATCTGGAACCCTGTGCTGCTGTTGACTGTCGCGTCGGCGGTGTACTTTCCGTCGGCGGTCTGCATCAGGATCTTGCGCCAAGTCGTTCCCTGATCGTATGAGATCCGATCCCCGTCAGTCTCGTAGTAGATGCGTCCGTTCAACGACGAAGCTGGCTTCGCTGCGGTAGTTCCTGTCAGCCAGATCAGAAGCTTCGCATCGACATCATCTACGATGTTCTTGCCTAGCGTGGGGCCGTCAGCTGCCTCCGTTCCGAGGGATGCTCTCAGCGCTGCTCTAGCGGATGTGTATGGCATATCTCCTCCCTCCCTAGATCCCCGTCTGGTCGGCCTTTACGCCGTCCCAGCTGGTGTAGTGCGCCGAGACAAGGTTCCAAGACGCATAGTTGGTATTGAGTGTGGACCAAAGCTGACCGGCAAGATCCTGATAGTTCATCACGATCCCTGCGGGCTTGACTGCGAGAAGCGCGGCGAGAACGGCGGCATGGCTAGTCGTCTCGCTGGTGAGAGTGTAGACTGAGATTGCGTACGCCGGGTCGCTGGGGACTACGCTTGCGTCCCTCTCCCTCACCGACACTTTCTGCGTTCCGGCCAGCCAGGGGATCGGAGCTGCCTTCAAAGCAGCCAGCGTACCTCTTTTCTGAGCATTCGCAGACTTGACCTGCTGCCTCTGATTGGCCGTACTAAGCGAAGCATCCACCGAGACGCCGACGAACTGACCGAGCCAGGACAGCCCTTTGTCCGGGCCGTTGTCGACATCGATCAGGATCGCCCACCCCGAGGAGCCGTCAGCTTTGTCGCTGGCGTAGTCCTCTACCTCCTGGAACATCGTCCCGAGCGCTCCCAAGAAGCAGGCGAGCGCCCAGCTGTTGTCCGATTCCGCGTACGTGAACGGATCGAGCGACTTGTAAATGCGCGTAGCGAACGCGCCCATATCGACGGGCAGGCTCACGGCGACACCGTAACCGCGACGGTTCCGGGAGTCGTGAGAGGAGCAGCGCCAGGCAGAGTTACGTCAGCCGTGCCCGGCGTCATCCCGGTGATGTTGATCGTGAGAGTCGTCCAATGATCGACGCCCTCGATGCCGTTCACGATTGCTGAGATGTCCTGAAAGCGCAACGTTGCGTTATTCACCCAGGTCGTTACAGAGGACGAGTCGCGCGAAGCAGGGTCAATACCCCATGACGCCGGAGAGATGTACGATGTAAGAGCATTGGTGATTGCCGTATCGAGCGCGGTGTGATCGTAGCCCGAAAGAGCGACAACCGTAGCAGCGATGTCGATACTGATGAAGTTCGGGTCGATGATGTTGACGACGAAGTTGACCTCTCTCTGAGCCTGCTCGTAGGCGTCGATGGTTGCCTTGGGAGTAGACCCCAGAGCCGCACCTGCGCTGTCCACAACGGCGACAGCGACCATCCTCGTATTGTTCGAGTCGGCGGTGCCACCAGCCACCCAGTCAGTCGTGCTACCTCTCCGCAGACCGAGCTTGTCAGCATAGTGAACCTCGGAGATGACCGGGGCAGTCACGAAAGCGACGACGCGAACCTTGGCAGCCGTGGCTGGGGCAGCAGCAGTCACGAACGCTTCGGTGAATCCCGAAGTCGTATCGTTGACGGTCGATCCATAGGTGGTGCTAATGATCGAGTCGCCCGAGTCTCTCCACTCCAACCCCATCTTGCAGGCGCGAGCGGTAACGGCCGATCTAAAGAATCCGATTGCTGTCATCGTCTCGCCCGGCGAGCAGAGGTAGGACGCGGCGTTGTGAATGTTCATATCGGCGGCAGCAATCGCGGTCATCGAGACGGACTTGGTTCCGTCAGCTGCCTGGGCGCTGGTGCTAGCCACGGTTGTGTTCGCCTTGCTCGACCATCCGCTGGCGTCGGTCTCTGCACTTGCCTCGTTTGCAGTCAGAAGGTTGTGGAAGGGATTGAACCCATCGACAGCGACAGCTCGATACGCACCCTTACTCTTGGCAGCAGTAGCGAAGTCCGAAGGAATGATCAGACGAGGCGCCATCAGCGCCAGCTGCGCTCTGAGTCGGGCGAAGTATGTCGGGTTGTCCTCTGCGTCCACCCCTCCCGTAGTAACGGCAACCTGCGTGATGCCGGAGACGAACGCGAGAGCGTCGATCAGCGTGACCGTTCCGCCAATCGAGCCGAGCCCGGTTCCATCTGCACCATCGTTGAGAGCGACGATTGTCACTCCGCCAGTAGCAGTTACCGTCGCACCGGCAAGGACGACGACATCGGCCTGCACCTGGAATGGTATGAGGACTCCCGAGAGAGGGATGCCGACGAGAGTGCCTGCCTTGATTGTGTAGCCCGAGTTGTCCACCATCGTCCACGTCGTCTGCGCCGTCGCCGGTGCTGCGTCGATGGGAGGCAGAGACATCAGCGAAGACCCGAACGTGCGAAAGATCGCATCCGGTACCGAGCTTGCGAGTTCTCTCAGCTGGGCTGCCTCGGTTGACCAGGCCTGGAGCATCGCGATGTCGAGGTTCGGGTCGACTGCCTTCCAGTTCGGGAACTTGCTCTGGAGGTAGGTGATGGCGTCGTTGAGAACGTCCTCGGAGTCTACCTCGATTGGGAAGGTGATATATCCGGTGCTCATGAAGACTCCTTCAGCGCGACGCCGACTGTCACCTGAGCAACAAGCTCATCGAAAGCGGCGGGATTGGTGTTGATGAACAGAGCAGCACGAGGTTCATCATGAACGACCTTCTGAATGATCGACTGAACATCGAGCGGCTGGCTCTGGAAGGTGAGGTCTGCGGATCCAAACGTTAGAGCCTCTGGCCTCTGCCCGATGTGCGTCAGAAGGGATGCTAGAACGCAGTTGGCCACGTCGTCCAGAGTATCTTGCTCGACCGTGGCTACCTGCTGCTGCGTGGCTCCTACCGTGACCATACGGAAAGGCAGGTCGAAGTGAGGGTTGTTGTAGCTCATACGAACGGCCACCAAGCAACCACCCACGGCTGGTTACGGTTATCGAACATGACGATACACTCATCTCCTTTCGCCGGTAGGCTGGTGGCGTCTCGAGATTGCCAACGACAACCGCCCCAGGTTAGCTGGGTATCAAAATCGGGAAGAATGACCGAAGCAAGATCTGCGATGTCTACAACTGCCGCAGAGAATGTGCCGAACCAGACAGAGCGGGTAGCAGGCGCTCTGTCCTTGTTGATTTCTTGATTGAGCCAGGTGTTCACGAAGGCAGCTGATCGTTGGGGAAGGGGAAGGACACGTATCCGAGTATATCGGATCGGTAGGTCAGCGACTGCAGGACGATCCCGGCGCTACCTCCGATCTCAATGCATTGACTGTTGCCGATGTAGACAGCAACGTGTGACGGATATGACTTGTTGGTCCCGAACATAACGAGGTCTCCTGGCTGCGGGACATTGACCCAGAGGCCATTAGCGACAAGGGTGCTGGTATTGCCTGACCCGTCGTAGATCCCATCGGGATGGTTGGGGTCTGGGCATCCTGCCTCCTTGTAGCAAAGAGTCGCGAATGTCGAACAGTCGATACCTGGCTTGTTGTGCGCTGCCGTACTCCATAGGGATGTCGGCATCGGACGGCTCTCGATCCAGACATAGTGTTGCTTCTTCTCCTCGGCAGCAGCGAGCAGAGCGACCTGGACAACGGCAGCCCGAGAGCCGAGAGTGTCCTTGGGGATGACTCCTCCGAACTGGGCCTGAGTACCGGGAGGATTCGTGACCGACGTGGCAGGGCCAGAGAACAAGTTAGTGGTTCCGAGAGAGCTGGTCTGAGCGGAGTTCGCACTATCGCTGATTGGCTCAGGAAGAACAGGGCGTGGCTTCTCCAAGGAGATGGTTGCCTGATCATTGAAGAGGGATCGACTGAACTCTGTGATCAGCCACCTGCCGTTGTACGGCCCCATGTCGTATAGCTCCACAACAGATCCCGGAGGAGCGCCCCAGCGTCCGGTGCGGCAATAGACGGTGCAGCTGCCGACCTTCTTATTCTCGTCATAGTCGCCATCGATGTAGTCAACTCCGTTCATACCTTCGGTGACTCTCATGCGAGGCTGAGAGGAGAACAGATCATCATCTGAGATGTAGTAGAAGGTTCCCGAGACAAAGAACGCTCTCCAGCCAACCTCGCTGGCAAGCCTCTGGATGCATGTCCAGCTGTCCTCCGGCAGCCACCCGCTCTGTCCCGAGACAGGGACCACGCCGCGATAGAACTCATAGTTGCTGCTGCTGGACGGCGAAAAGGGATTCTGGAATGATCCGTTGGCGCTGGCAATATCGCCGGGAGGCATCCCGTAGGCAGAGACGAATCTCTCTGCCTCTGTGCGCCATTGAGCGTACGCCGTAGCGTACTGTGCTGCCGGGTGCTGGACATCGGTGATCAGCTGCCAGTACTGGGCGCTCGGATTGGCGGCGTAGAGAACGGCCAGCTTGTCGAAGAACGCAGCGGAGTCTTTGGCCACATCGCGACTGGCTGGCCAATCAGTTCTTTGACCATTGATGTACTTCTGCTGCTGGAAGACTCCTCTGCTGTCTGCGTCGCCTCCGACGAGATTGCGCAGCGTGCTCTCTTGGATGGCGCACATGATTGCCATCACAAGGATCGGCCGGGCGAGCAGCTTCGATGCTCCGACATCGAGGATGGTGCCGGCGATTTGAACCTGTGTTGGAGTAGCAGGAGATCCCTTTACAGTCAGCGGGGTTCCCTTGGCGATACCCAAGGTGCGGTGCGCGGCATTGAACTGATTGAGGGCATCCGTCGATCCCTCCGTGGCTGCACCGATCGGCTGCTTGATCTTCAACTCAGGGATCGAAACAGGGATCTTGAACTCTACGACATCTCTGATCATCCGCAAGATGAACTGTGCCCTGGTGATCTTCGTTCTGGAAGTCGAAGCGCTGGCCTTGATCGGCTGAGCGTATGTACGCAGCACCGCGATCTCACGATCCTCAAAGACGAGCGTGATTGTGTCGCTTGACTTCTTATTGGAGACCATCCTGAACCACAGGCCCTCGATCTGAACGTCCTGCTTATGGCTCAGCTTCCCCGAGCGAAGGAGCAGACGGTGCTTGTCGAGGACATCGACGGAGAGCGTAGAAGCTCCGGCAATCGTTCTGGTGATCGAAGCGTCGGTGATCGACTGGATGATGTCAACGGGCATCACCCCGCGCATCTGCAGCTTGAATGCTTCCAGATCTACGTCCGGCCCCATAAGCTCGCGCTGGTCCAGCCGAAGCTGACTCAGCTGCAAGCTCTGACGAGCGGAGAGCTTGACCGGAGTATTGTTGCTGATCTTTACCTTGCTCAAGGCATCCTCAGTCTCGTCTTGTCGGGAATGAGGTTGGGATCACGTAGACCGTTCGCCTTTAGGATGTCTCTAGCCCAGCGGGGACTGCCGTACATCTCCCCGGACACCGTCGTAAGCTTGTCTCCGATTCTCCACTCATAGAACGGAGCCGCAGGGGTGGGCCTGCGGTTCGCGAGGGAGGCACCGCCCGCGCCAAAGCCGGTATCCGGCCCGCTCGATAGAGCGACTAGATCATCATTGACCTGCTCCAGAAGATTGACAACAGCGTCCTGCCGGTACCGGACGGTGACGCCAGAGGGAGTGGTGCCCCAGATCACCTTTTGCTGGTTGCTGTAGTCGATACTCTCGATCACCCACTTTGGGATGTCCTTGCGAGGTATCCCTCCGGCAACGGTGATGCCGGGAGGATCATCTCCGGGCTTCGCAGGACGCGCCATGCGCTCGAGTGTTGAGATGCTTACTTCCTGGGGAGTTGATGACTGGAACCCGTCGAACAGGATCGGCAACACGAGGCGAATCGGATCTGGCCCGGTGTACTGCGTCAGTCCGGTGCGACGCATCCGATTGACGACTGTCCACCCTCCGATCCCTCCGTTGATGTACGGAGCGCCCTCATCGCGAAGCACTACGACGGTCAGCCCCGTGTCGGACGTGAACTTGTACTGGTTGCTGTTCATCTGCGCGCCCTCACATCGTCCTTGTGGTTGAATACTACCTCGGCCATCTTCTTTCCGTCCACCATCAGATTCACCTGGGTGGGCTTGCCGTCTGCTGTATTCGGGGTGATGTACGGATTGATCGGCGAGGTAGCGAATGGAGCAGGGCCGACATTGCTCAACGTTCCGCCTCCCGCTGGCTGAAGACTTGGAGTCATCGAGCCGGGATAGATTCCTGCCTTGGCAAGCTTCTGATTGAATGCCTGGCTCATGCTCGGCCCGCTATCGAAGATCCCGAACGGGTCAAAGATTTTCTTGAGCCACTTGCCTGCTTCTTTCGCCTTGTTGATGATCCAGTTGATGACAGATCCGATCTTCGCTTGGATCCTGTCGAACACCTGATAGGTCAGATAGGCGAGCAGGGTGAATGGCCCTCCAAGAATGGCTCCGATCCCGACCCAGTTGTCAAGCACCCACCGCTTGACTTGCTTCCAATGAGTAATCAACTCGTACAGAGCGAAGGTTAGACCGATGATTGCCAGAACGATCCAGGTGATTGGATCGAGCAGCAGGAAGAAGTCGAGAGCTGCCATAGCAGAGTCCATGGCATACAATGCGGAAATCATGGCCCAGCTAGCTGCTGCCTCTACTCCCATCGCAACTGCAGCTGCGAGAGCTGAGAGGGTGAGTCCATTCTCTTCCAAGATCACGATGCCGAGTGCAATAGCCATCCTCGTCTCCCAAACAAGAGCAACTGCAGCCCTCTCGATGATCGTGTAGAAGTAAAGAGCCCACCAGTAGAGGCCCACCGCGAGAGCAGCAGCGACGCGGATCAGCTGAACCCAAGCTGCCTTGAGGGTCGCAATGAAAGCTCCGAGACGAGCGATCAGACTGGCGGTTGTAACCTCCCCGACTGTGCCGCCTGTGATGAAGAACGCAAGCATCGCGCCGCGAGCTCTAATCCACTCAGCGGTCATTGCGAACACAACGATCTTCACTAGCCATGCATTCTTGGCCAGAAAGCCGAGCGCACCGTTGAGGATGAGAAGAATGCCGAAGACAGGCTTGAGGATATTGAACCACTCCCTCACGGCAGGAATGACGCCATCGACTAGGATGTGCCATACATTAGCCAGCGCGCTACCAAGCAGCGCTAGATCCTTCTCCCACCCCGTCGGCTTGCCCTGCGTGAGACCTTCCCACATACCGGAGAATCCACCCTTCTTGAATCCCTTCTGCATGCGCTGGAGCGCTGGGTTGATCTTATTGAACATTCCCTGCAACCAATCAAACGGCTTCTGCTCGAAGTTGCCGATGATCTGAGAGGAGAAGTCCTTGAAGGTTGTGAAGACTCCCTTGAGTGTACTCTCCTGCATCTTACGTGCGATGCCATGGAGCTTACTCTGCTCGATGCCCAGCTGGATCGCCTTGAGAACCTCGGTCGAAGGCAGCCCGAGCGCGCCGATGTGATGGGCCTGGGCGCTGTCGATCTTGAAATACTTTTCGACGGCCTTGTAGACGCCGGGGATGCCGTCGCGTGCGATCTGGTTGAGAACCTGCCCGGTCGCAGTTCCCATCGACATCATATGGCCTAGAGCCTGAGAGACACGATTGAGTGCTGCGGGTGTCGCGCGACCGGTAGCGGTAAGAGCGTCCACCAGATCCTGCATCGTCCTGTTGACTTCTTTGGTGGTGAATCCGAACGCATACATCACCGCTGCACCCTTGACAAGATCCTGGAACTGGAACGGAGCGTAGGCAGCGAGGTTGAACAGATGGTTCAGCTCCTGGTTGGCTAGCGCTGTGCTGCCGGTGAATCGGGTGAGGATGACCCTGCCCTGCTGCATTGTGTTGTTGAACTGCCACCCCCAGTGCAGCATGACTAGCCCGCTGGCGATGAAGGCGAGGGTGCTCATGTACATCAGACGGCGCATTGTGAAGAGCATCTGGTTCATCATGAACCCGCGCCTTGCGGTACGGGTCATGATGATCCCAGTGCGCTCAGTGGAAGCTGCCAGGCGGTCGGTCGCGGCTGTCTCCGCGTCCAAGGTCGCGACTACTTGCGGCCCTCCAGTAACGATTGTTTCCAGAACCACCTGTTCAGCTGCCATGTCTAGCCTCCCAAGAGCTTCGAGATTCCGTGCTGGATGAGCACGGCCAGATTCTGTTGCTCAATCCTTCTGATCTCCTGGGCTGCCCTAGCGATAGTCCACATGACCTGTCGCTCAAATGGATCCTTTGTCCGCAAGAATCTGATAGGATCCATCCCGTAGTTCCCGACATTGGCAGCCCACTCGATCTCATCTGGAAGCTCTACAGATCTTCCCCCATGAACTCATCGTCCACCTCCAGGTTCGCCCCGGTGAAGAAACGATTGAGCTTCATGGCATGATCGGAGATGACAAGGTCCTTCCCGCCGAACATCTGGAAGATGACCTTGCGAGCGCTGTTGATGGACGGATCCATCTTCAGCCCCATCGGCAACTTCGGGTCTCCGTAGTTGAGGACAGGCTCGCCGCCGATGGTAAGCGGCTGAGGCTCCTTGTCATCGTCTGTCTGGTAGAAGATCCCGGTGCAAGCGAGAGCCATCGTGTCCATCGCTGCGTTGAGGTTCTTCTCCCACAGGTGCCCTCCACGACGGCCCTCCTTGCTGGACATCTTTCTGGCAATCCCCTCCAGCTCCTTGCCCTCGATGAGACGGTACCTGGCGTACATATCGAGCCCCTTGTAGCCGGGGATCAAGATGAACGTCTCTCTCTCCTTGGCAATTTCCTCGCGGGCCTCTGCGAGCTGATCCCAGAGGCTGCGCTCTGCGTCGCTGAGGACTCCGTTGGCGACAAGGTCCACTGCTGTCGCCGGAGAATCGTGTTCCAGTTCCAGGTCTGACATGATTAGCTCCCTCCCTTTTCTTTCGCCTGCCGATTATGCGGTCGGGCGACCAGTCGTGGTGATTTCGATCTCGATCATCGCCGCGTTGGTGCTCTCGGAATCGCGAGCAGGTGGCGTGACCTTCTTGAGCGTTCCGTTCCAGGTGATGGGCTGACCGTAAGCATTGCCGTCGATGTCCATCGGCTGCTCGACCACCCGCACCAGAGCCTTGCCGACTCCGGCAAACATGACGCCGAGTGTGTCCTGATCGCGCTGCCCCCTGAACAAACGGGTCAGGGTGTTGTTGCCAGGAATCACACGACCGCCGAGAGAGATGCGATCTGCCATCGCTCCCGGGTAGTACGTGGTTTCCTGGGAGTCCAGCTCCCCTCCGGCACGCTTGTCCCAGATCCCGGTGTCGGTGTACTTGGTGTCTCCGACGTGCTGAACGAGAACGCGGATTGCTGCCGTGTCTTCTCGCTGAGGGCCGGTCGCCATGAAGAAGTGACCGGCACTCTTGATGATTCCGTTCTGGTAGGGATCCATCGTTACACCGTCCCCGTGATCGGCACCTTGACAACCGCGATCTGAACGAACTCGGCGAAAGGTGACATCTTGACATTGATGATTGCGTGAAGCTCGTTGTTGCTGATCGTCGTCGGCGTGTTCACCGCGTCGCTGGTGTCCACGTAGAACGCATCTGCCGGGGAGACGCCGTATAGAGCGCCCACCTGGTAGTAGTCCATCATCATCGCGGTGAGCTGTCCGTTGAAGTGACCGATCTCAACTCCAGCTCCGTCGATCTGGCTGAACACGTTGTCCTCTGCGATCACGTCCGCGTCGGCCAGGATGGACATCGCGAGACGACAGTTGCCGAAGTTCACCCAGGTCGAAAGACTCCCAGCCGGATCGACCAGCGAGCGCCACCCGTAGTTCTTGACGCCGCCTGGTATGTTCCGAATGACATTGACACTCGAGAGGCTGAGAGTCTGCCTCGTCGCCGGGTCGTTGTCGAAGATCGTCTGCGAGATCCCGGTGACGTAGTTCGCCACCCCGTTGTCACCCGCACATGCTTCATTCGGGTTATTGTCCGAAGCATCGTTGCGGGCGCAGAGCGCTGCGATGAAAGCCGACGGCGGAACGGTGCGAACCGTGCCGCTGACGATCCCAGGCACCTGAACCCACGGAGTGAACGCTGCTCCGTATTGCGAGTTGCCGCCGCCGCGAGCGGCGACTCCACTTGCAGTCAGAGTCGCCGTGGTCGCCGTATCGGGAAGGTCGAGCAGAGCCACACGGTTGTTCGCCTGGGCGTGAGCCGTCAGCTGAGTGTGGCCGGTGTCCGACGTTCGACCAGGCACCGAGACCTGGCCAGGCCCGAGGTTGAACCCGATGTTGTTCAGCGAGATCAGATAGCTGGCGTCCACGATGTTGGCCTTGTCGTCCGTTCCACCCGTAAGGGAAGCGGCAGCGGCGACGGCAGGCACGAGTGCGGACGCTCCGAGCGTGATGTCGATATAGTTGCTGTAGACCGACCAATTGACCGCATCCTGCTGAACAGTGAGGTCACCGGAAGTCTCCAGCACAGTCGCATCCGACGCCTGCACCTGAATACGGAAGCCGGACACGGTGCCGGCAAGAACCGCTACCTTCAGCGAGTTGCCGTGCGTCGTATCCGATCCAGCACCTGGACCCTTCGCCTTGGCGACGAGAGAGGTGCCGGCGCTACCGTCGAGCAGGTTGTGGGAAGCGACGACCGGCGTTGGCCCGACGACGCGGGTGACGTATGCGAGGTTGCCTCCCTCGTTGAAGTACGTGTCGAGCGAGTCGTACAGAGTCGCACTCAGAGCCGCCACCCTGCTGCCGAAGATCCGCGTGAAGTCTGCGAGGCTGCGGACGGGCTGCGGCGTGAGCGGGCCTGCGTCTGTCTGTCCGACGACAAACCACGTTCCTGTGTCCGTCGGCGCTGACCGGGGAGTCGGCAGACTCTGGACAACGACGCTAGTGCCAGGACGGTAGCTCACTTGGACTCACCTTCCTTTCCAGTCTTGCTGGCATCATGGATGGGGAGAAAGATCCCCTCATCGATGAGGCGCTTGTTGTGAGGGTTCTTGGGATCGAACGCTCCCAAATCCTCCGTGGATTCGCCGGGGCCAAGCATCGCTCCCTCGGCGGTGTCCTCAGCATGTACGCTGATATTCCGGTAGTTCATGACTCCTCCTGTTGGAGAGTGACGCTGACCGTGTCTGCAATTGGATCCTGCGAACCCGGCTGGTTGATTGGATCTGGAGGCGGCGGTGGATTGAACGGGATACGTGGCCCACCCCTCCAGTCTGCGACTCCTTCCACCTCGATGCGAAAGTAGTTGACGCCGGCAGCAATGACATTTGACGTCTCCTCTTCGCTTGGAATGTCGTCGTAGCTTTCGTCCATCCATATCATGTTGCTCGCGATTCCTCCGAGCGACTGATGCTGGATCATCAACGCCCTGCTACAAGCAGCGTAGAACTTGGCAAGATCCTGCGTCGTCTGTTCATCCTTCGCGCTCGCGATGGTGGCTACTCCGATCATCCACGTAGCGCGATAGACCCCACGACCATCCTTGACGGGAGGGGCAGCGAGTCCGGGGGAGACGACGACCATCTGCGGCAACTGGTCTCGAGTGAAATGCTCGGCGTGGTTGCGACGAACCCAGCTGCGAGGCGTGGGAATGTCCGGGCCTGTCCACCCGATCTGAAGAACAAGCTCTGCGATGTATGTCTCCATCCACTGCTCGTGGATGTCAACTACTGCCTGCTCCAGCTGGCTGGCTACGAAGATGGGGCCGAAGATGTCAGACACGTTTGAATCCTACGATGTATTCGGCAAGCATTCCCGCCCAACGGCGACGGTCGTACTTGGTGAACTTGATGATGGGCCGGAACTTCTGACTCTGTTCCGCTCCAGGCGCTGTCGAACCAAACTCTACCTTCCAACCGGACACCTTACGGATTGCGTCAGGTTCATCCGAGTAGGTGAGCGACTGGAGAAGGTTGAACGTCGCGATATTGATGCGAGGATCTTGCATCTTCCTGGCCTTGGTGTCGATTGTCTCCTTGGACAGAAACTTCCACGAACCTCCTCCACGACGGCCTTGCGAGTAGAACAGCTGCTCCGATGCGAGCTCCATATCTGGGATCAGAGCGTCGTAGAAGAATGGAGCTGCGTCCATTGCCCGCAACTTGACCTTCTCCAGATACTGTTCCCACTGAACGGTACCGTGAGAGATGATGCGAACTGTGGCCATTACATACGCCTCTGACCGATGTTGTCAGCGATGGGAAAGGAGAACGAAGCCATCCCAGGATTGGCGGCCACTACGTTATTCTCGTTGGCCACCGTCGAGGAGATAGCCTGAACAAGAGTCCCTGGCTTCTTGCCGGTTCCATCACCATAACCCTCCTCCCACAACGCCTTGTATTCGGCGTAGGGCGAACGGCCGGTGGACACCTGCTCTGGGAAGAATGTCAGCTCGATGAGCATGGCTGCTCTAAGCGCTGCCAGACGGCGCGCTTCATCGGTCAGCTTGTCGGGGATCGAGTCGCCAATCCTAAGCGACAGAGTGCCGACGGCGGATGCGATCATCTCAAAAGCCTCGTCGTACGTCGGACTTGTCGATGCCGTAAAGGTTCCAAGGACATTGCCCGACGCATCCTTGGTGCGAGACCTGAGAAGAGACCCAACCTGTGAGACCGAAGGAACATAGTTGAGCCCATTCTGGATCGGCAGACTTGCTTCTTCATCGTTGTTCGCCTGATTGACGAACAAGACCCGATACCAACCCAGCTCGATGGTTCCCTCCACCGTGAAGCTGCGAGGCTGCGGGTTCTTGGGGTCTGCGTCTGCCGGTGTGAGTACCACCGTGGAGATGGTCGTCCAAGGACCAAGATTGCTCGCGGACTCCTCGATGATTGCCTGATACCAAGGAGTGCCATCGAACCTTGGGCTTGGGGTGTAGCCTTGGAGAGAGACGATGACGCTCATAGGTGTCCTTTCACGATTCTCCCGGAGGATACCCCACCGATAGATCCCGTGGACGGGCCTGTGATAATCCCAGGCTGAATCGGGATTCTCGTTGGAGTCAGAATGGGCAGCATAATACTGCCGGAGAGAGTCGAGGTAGCGAAGATATTGCCGGTGAATCCTGCTTTCTTGATGAACAATATCCCGGCCAGGCTCGAGATTGCTGAGATGTTCGACGTTGTAAGTCTCTTGGTGAGTACAACGTGTCCGCTCAGCTGCGACTGTGCATTGATCGCACCAGACCGAATCGCTGCCAGCTTTACGACACGGCCGGAGAGGGTCGAGGTAGCCGAGACCTGGGCCGTAGTTATGGCACGACGGGAGACAATCGCTCCCGAGAGCGTAGACGTTGCTGAGACGTTCGACGTTCTGATTGTCGCCAGCCTTGTGACCCTGCCCGAAAAGGTCGAAGTTGCTGCGATGTTCCCAGAGCCGATCCCCTTCTTGACTACAGCCGAGCCAGACAGGGTGCTCGTAGCATTGATGTTCGCGGCAATGATCAACTTGTGTCCGGCAGTAACTAGGAATCCGCTGAATGTGCTTGTGGCTGAGATCTGTGCCATCGTCAGTCTGACTAGGCGGACGATCTTGCCGCTGAACGTGCTCGTCGCAGAGATATTGGAAGACGGCGA